AGATGAGGAGTTTGCAAAGCAAGTAAAAGATATTGAGAACATTGCTCTTGATTTTGCTGAATCACAACTCCATAAACAAATAAGTGAGGGCAATACTACTGCAACAATATTCCTTTTAAAGACAAAAGGTAAATCTCGTGGTTATGTCGAAAGAAGCGAGATAGTACACGACAATCAAGTTAAATCAACAATTATAGAATGGACACCACCAAGAAAGTTGAGCAAAAATGTAATAGACAATTCTACGACCTTATCAGATCAAACAAAAGATTCAAAGTCCATCAAGGTGGAACAAGAAGTGGAAAAACAGTAGCCGTTTGTCAATACCTGGTTTATTTACTTACATCATCAGAGAAACCTTTGACTATCTCTATTGTTCGTAAAACACTACCTGCATTAAGAGGTTCTGTAATGAGAGATATAATGATAGTGCTACAAGAAACAGGTATTTATTATTCAGGTGTGCATAACAAAGCTGATAATACTTTTAAATATAATAATCATCTTATTGAGTTTCTTTCAGTAGATGAACCCCAAAAGATTCGTGGTCGTAAAAGAAACATTGCATTTCTTAACGAGGGCAACGAACTTACAATAGAAGATTTTCGCCAAATCAATATGAGAACTACTGATATGGTCATTGTTGATTTTAACCCATCAGATCCTGTCCATTGGTTGTATAGCGACTTACAAAGACAATAACTTTTTATCTGATGAGCTTATACACGAGATTGAAAGAATGAAAGAGCGTGATCCTGATTACTGGAGAGTGTATGGAGAAGGATTACAAGCAATCTTTAGTGCAAGGCAAATATTTAACAACTGGACTTTTATTGATTACAAAGATTTTCCTGAATTTGATTTAGAAGTAGAAGGAATTGTAGGAATTGATTACGGCTACAGTAATGATCCAACTGCTTGTGTTCTTGTCTTTAAAAAGCACGATAGGGTTTATTTACACGAAATACTTTACCAAAAGGGTTTAACTAATAGCGACATCGTAGATATATTAAAAGCTAAAGGGTATGGCGAGGTGATTACTTACGCTGATTCTGCTGAACCCAAATCTATTGAGGAGATGAGAAGATTAGGGTTATACATTAAACCTGCGACCAAAGGGCAAGGAAGTATAAATGCAGGAATATCAAAACTAAAAGAGTTTGACATATATGTTAGCAATGAATCCAAGAATATTTTAAGAGAATATCAAAGTTATTATTGGCAAGAATTAAAAGATGGAACTATAATAAATAAGCCACAAGACAAAGAAAATCACCTAATGGATTCTATAAGATATGCCGTATATTCTTCCTTTGGAAAGAAAGAAAACTTTTTTGTAATTTAATTAGTATTTTTGTAAAATAAAAGTTATTCGATGGCATCAATATTATCAAGAGTTAGGAATTTGATTTCTAAAAACTTTCAGCAAACAAGTCAAGAGTTCAACAGAGCAATCTACAATTATTTAGGAAACAGTATAATTTGGAATCCTGAAAACGATAATACTTACATTGAAAAAGGTTATCAATACAATACAACTATTTATTCAATAGTAAACTTAATTGCAAAAACGGCAGCGACTATTCCTTTTCAAGTTTATGAAATCAAAAGTGAGAATGATTTAAAGAGATACAAATCAATGACAAGTGGACTTGCAAATGGTTCAGCATTACACAAAGCAGAGGTGTTAAGAAAACACGCTCTTGAAGAAGTAGCAGATACTGAATTACACGAATTACTTTCAAGACCAAATCCATCACAATCTTATAATGCTTGGATTCAAGAGATTATAGCTTTTGGTAAACTTACTGGTAATCGTTATATCTATGGTATAAAACCTGATACAGGTGCAAATCAAGGGAAGTTTAAGGAACTATACATACTTCCAAGTCAAAAGGTAGAAATAAATAGTGGTGGGATCTTTGAACCAGTAAAATCTTATTCATTAGAGTATAATGGTCAATATAAGATGGAAGCTGAAGATATTTGCCACATTAAAGATTTTAACCCTTACTATGATGGTACTGGAAGTCATTTGTACGGAATGTCGCCACTTAAAGCAGGTTTAAGATCGTTAGATACTAATAACGAAGCAATTACAACTGGTGCAAAGTATTTACAAAACCAAACTGCAAGAGGTGTGTTAATGAGTGATGAGGGTGATATTAACGAAGTACAAGCACAACAACTAAAAGAGAAGTTTAGACAAAACTATTCAGGTTCTAACAATGCAGGTGATATTGTAATTACACCAAAGAAACTTTCTTGGATTAACTTTGGTATGTCAGCATCTGATCTGTCTCTTATAGAACAATACAATGCAAGTATAAAGGACTTGTGTAATATTTATTCAGTACCTGCAGTTTTATTAAACAACACAGAATCTTCTACTTACAACAATGTAATAGAAGCAAAAAAGAGTTTATATCAAAATGCAGTTATTCCTGAACTAAACAAAATAAGAGATGAGCTAAACAGATGGTTAGTTCCTGCTTATGGTGAAAAGCTATACATTGACTTTGATTATACAAGCATATCTGAATTACAAGAGGAGATGGACAAAGTGGTGAACCAAATGTCAAGTGCTTGGTGGCTAACTCCAAATGAAAAAAGACAAGCAATGAGTTATGGTGTTGAATCAGATAACGAGAAGTTAAATGATTTCTATATACCAATGAATCTTGTGCCACTACAAGATGATGTGATTGAAGAAGATATTAAGAGTGTAAAGATTGATTACAATGAACTACTTGATAACAAGGAGAGGATTCGTAGAGATGTTTTTACAACTGAACTTGAAGCAAGAGAAAGAGCAGAAGCAATAGGTTGTAATGGAACACACACTCATACAGAAGATGGGAGAACGATTTATATGCCGTGTGCTTCACACGATGATTATATTTCTTTGGTTGGAACAAATGTAAAGTATGGTGATGATGAAGAAGATGAAGAATATATTGACAAACCAGTAAAACCTGGTAGTTCAGTAGAAAGAGGATTAAGAAACAAAGTAACTGAACATAATGATAAATATGGTGATGATAAAACTAAAAGAACTTCTTATAGAACTTTGCAAACTGTTTTCAATAGAGGTGTTGGTGCATATAGAACAAATCCTCAAAGTGTTAGACCAAGTGTAAGAAGCGAGGATCAATGGGCTTATGCAAGAGTAAATTCTTATTTATATGCTTTAAGAAATGGTAAATTTAGAGGTGGTAAACACGATACTGACTTATTCCCAAGTGGACACCCACTATCGAGTAAAAAATCAATAAGCAAAGCTGAAAGCTACAAAGATTATCCACAAGGTGCTACTAACAATGCAAAGAGAATGTTAGGTTGGATTGATAAATATGGTCGTGATGTAGTCAGAGGTGGAACAGAGGTTGGACTTGCAAGAGCTAATCAACTGGCAAAACGAGAACCTTTATCACTTGATACTGTAAAGAGAATCAATAGCTTTTTAGCAAGACACGAAGACAATGCAAAGATTGCCGAAGAATATAGAAACGAACCTTGGAAAGATAAAGGTTATGTTGCTTATAATATGTGGGGTGGCAAAGCAATGGTTTCTTGGGCTAAAAGGATTTCAGAAAATGCTGACTAAAAAATTCAAACAAAACTATCATAAAGATTGGCTAAATCAATTAGATATTGAAGAAGCTAAACAAGACAAGAAATGGGCAAAATATCTTGTTAATGAAAGCAATGTTATTATCGAGGAGTTTTTAAGAGCTAATAAACAAATCCCAAGTTTACAATTTAAATTTAAGGAAAGCGACTTAACAAAATTGTATGTTGAGTTATATCAAGAGGTCGGCAATAAGTTTGCCAAGTGGTATGCACAAAACTTTGACAAGTACATAACAAAAAACATTGATGTAGAATATGAGGATATATGGAATGAAAAGTTTGCATATATAGGAAGTCAAGTTGCAGGTGCAAGAGTTGTAAGCGTTAGTGGTAATCGTAAAAAAGAATTTGTTAGAGTTTTAAGTAGATATATGGCAGATCCTGACTTTCAATCTATGAATGAGGTACAAGCAGGTAGAATACTACGAAAGAAGTTTAAAAGTATGTCAGTTAATAATGCAAAGCGAATAGTAAGAACTGAAAGCACTAACGCTGCAAATTATGCAACTAATCAAAGTGCTACTGATGTTTTTGGTAAAGAGAATCTACAAAAAGAGTGGATAGCTACTTTAGATGAAAGAGTTAGAATAGATCACGCTGAAGCGAATGGACAAGTAGTCGATATGGACAAAAACTTTTTAGTAGGGGGTGAAGAATTAGCATATCCAGGAGACAGTAGAGGATCTGCAGCTAATGTCATTAATTGTAGATGTACAAATGCACCTTTTCCAAAAGAAGAAATCATTGAGCAAAGTATTCCTGAAAGAATTGAGCCAATGCCAGTTAGGGTGCCAAGACAAAGAGTGGTTCAAGAAGAAAGACCTAATTTTTATCCAAGTGCAATAGATGATTTAAAGAAACAAGGATATAAGATTGATGATAAAGCAATGGAAGTTACAAAGTTATTAAAAGCACCTGTTTCAATTAAATTAAAGAGAAAAGGCAATTCATTTGCAAGTGAAAGTGGTATTGAAATAAATATTAAAAATTTCAATACAAAAAACACTATTAACAGAGTTTTAGTACACGAAATAGGGCACATGGCTCATAAACAAAATCGTTGGGCTAAATATGTGCCTGGTAAAAAAAGAAATCCAATTTTAGATAATGATGTTAAAGAAACTTTTGAAAAATGGCGAAAACAATTAGGTTATAAACAAAGAGAGAGTGTTCAGAATGAAGCGTTAAAACCTTATAAAAAGTTATTTGATTATGATGAATTTTATAAAATACAAAGTCAATTTCCTGAACTTTCAGCAAAAGATTATACAAGTTTTCACGGTGCAATGTCTGATTTCTTTGGTGCTTTAACAAAAAATAAAGTTGGATATGGACATTCAAACGCTTACTATACAAGAGGTGGTGTTTTTTCGCAAGTAGCTGAAGTTTTAGCACACTCTTTTGAAAATTATTATTTAGGTAATCCAGTTTTTAAGAAATTATACCCTAAAATATATCAAGAAACAATCGAACTAATTGAAACTTTAATAAATAAAATATAATGGAAAGATTATTTGAATTATCACGAGAATACGAAAAATTACACCCTAATTCTGAATCACCAAGATCTTGGATTATGCAATTTGATATAGATGAAATAATTGAAATGTTAGAAAATGCAAATGGTAGAAAGATTGATGTGATTCTTCCAGAGGGACCTGAAGTGAATGGAGGGGGTGAATTAATATATATAGAAAATTAATATCTTTGTAAAATGGAAAATATAATATATAAGTCAAGCCCAATCGG